GGTCGCGCAGTGCCTGTGCTTGTCTTAGCAAAGTTGTGTGCTTCTATGCTTTCGTTGTCTGCATCGTCCGTGTCATAGTCAACATCGTACTCATCAATCAACACCCAGTCTTCGTCTTGGTCTTCACCTAATGCAATCAACGCATCTGCTACCTTGTTATCATCAAAGTCAGCAGCAGCTACTTTTTTTTTTAACTCAACACTTGATTGAATCACTTCAGTTGGTTGCAGCGTACCGGGTAGAACATCGGCAAAGATTGCATCGACCGTTGCAGGTGGCAATGTTGGGAATGCAGCTTGTACGATTGCCTTAGCACTTGTCACAGGTACAGCACCCGCAGCACTTTGCATTACTATGTCTACAAGTGATGTAATCTGCGCACCATTCAAAGCGGTTGCAGCAACATCGGCTGTTGTGCCGCCTGTTGTATCGGCAATAACTTCAGCCTGTTCAACTGCAAGTGGTGTGTTCGGTATAATCTCAAACGTAACACCTGGCAATTGATTGCTCAATAGTTCCTCGATGCTAGTGTTTATCTTTTCTTGATACGGCTCAATAACTTGCTTGTTGAATATTTCCAAGCCCGTAGCCATTTCATCCTTGTTGCTACCGAATCCTGATGTTTCGCGAATACCAAACAGCAAAGGCGTAGTAACACGATGCGCTGTAATAATCTTTTGTGTTGCGGTTGTATCCATTAGTTGATACTGCTTGTCCGCATCATTGACAGGGAATGGTGTAATTTCAGTCTTAGGTTGATCACGTTCGTTAAAGAACATTACAACCTTTCCTGCATTACGCGCACCACTCATCTTGTTCTCCCAGTCCATCATCATTTGTTGCTTCTGCTCAGGCGTTGCTTGCCCGTTGTAGAAGTTAATGATAGTAGAAGGGAAAAGACCGTTTGAGATTTGGTTGATATGGAAGATTGAAATCTGCTTATCTAACTCAATATAGTTGATAGCAGACCAATAATCGGGGCGAGGGTAGGTGTCACTACCTGTATAAGTAAAACACCAATAGATTTGACGTGGCTCCTGCTCACGTGTTAGATAGTTATACTTAGGAATGAACTCAGGTGTGTTCTTTTTCTTGCGCGTATTGCTCCAATCGTAGCTGTGAAAGATTCCTATTTCGCTATCGTCATCTTGATTCACCGCGATGCGGCATTCTTCAAATGGTATAGCGTTTAGCTTTGATATAACCGTGCGGTCATTACTCCAAATCACTTCAATAAAAAACCCGCCAAACAACTTTAAGTCGTGTGCGGTTGCATAGGTCAAAGTGTTTATGTCAAGTGCATCAAGTTCGGCTTGGTATTGCTCAGACTTAATTCCCTTTCCGGCTATCATGTCACCAATGGCAACAACCAAACTACCATGCACTGGTGATTCGTGAGCAAGGTCACGTAAGTATTGTGGAAAATCATTTTGGTCACCGTAGTTCACCCAACCTTTGCGGTCAACTTTCTCGGCATCGCTCTTAGCAACATACTCGCTAAGCTTTAATGATACTATATTGGATTCGTTATGGCTCATAGATTATGTCATTTGGTATTGTTACAACAGGCACATCAAACCACGTTGTGTTGTGATTCAATACAGCATATCCACGCTGACACAAACCAATAACAAGACCGCTTGCCGGGTCAATATTGCTACTAGAATTTTGTCCATATACTTCATACCTGTACCTGCCCGCTAAGGTAAGGCCAACAGTCGTGATTTCAAGTTCTGTTATTCGTGTATTCTCGTTAACGATGGTGGCAACCTGTGCAAGTTCATTGCCTGTTGTGCTGTTTTCTTCGTGTGTTAAGACCAACAGATAGTTGGTGAATGGTGTGGCAAAGTATTGCCGTGCTTCGTCAAGTGACAAAAACACTTGCTGTGTTGGTGTGTTAGTCTGTAAATATATCATGCTACTTTATTTAAAAAGGGGCAAGTTAAAACCTGCCCCTTTTACGATACAACAAGAACACAACGGAAAACTATCTTAGTAAGCAGGGCTTACAGTAATACCAGCGAAGTTGTCGAAAGGTACTGAAGTGAAAGGCTCAAGGTGTGATGCAGGCTCGAGGTTTTCTGCAACCGTTGTCACCTGATAACCCATCAAATCTGCTTTCTGCTGTCCCGATTGAACGGTTCCTGCAGTAAGCTGTGAACCTTCAGTTGTTCCTATCAACAAAATTTGGTCATCGTTGGTGCGTACAAACACAATCATTTTAGCCTTTGCAACGTTCAAGAACTCGTTGCGCATGTCTTGATTCAACTTACCGAAAGTCCATCCAACTTCTTGAGAGAAATACAATGTACCTGTCTCAAGATTCTTGTTTACGGTTTCAATGTATGAACCGCTGTTGCGGAATGGGACATAGCGGTAAAGAGTCCAAGTAGGCAAGCCGTCTACTTCACCTGTTACAGCATCGTAAGTAACGCCCGAAATAAATTCGTTACCTGATACTGGGTCGGTGTAGTTAGCAATCAAAATTTCCTTAACACCTCCGATACCTTCAAGGCATCCGAGCGTAAATCCTGTGGTTAATTCACAAGCCATGTTTTATATAGTTTTAAAAGGGGGCTGTTACACCCCCTTGATTATTAATTATGCGCCCCAGTAGGTGATGTCTTCACCAACCGCAATCTGTGCACCGAGGTAGAAACGTGCGCCGTAACGAACGTTTTGTGATCCATCCAAGTTCTGCATGTCCAAGATGAACACTTCGTTCATTTGGTTCTCCTGCCATGTACCGAGCATCAAGTTGCTTGGCTGTGCGAAGATGATATTGTTTGCAGTCATACCCGGGCAAACGTAGATATCATACATACCTACAAAACGACGGTTAACTTCAGGGCCACCTGTCAAGTACCAACCATTGCCATCAGCAATCTGTGCTTGCATGTAAGCTTCCCATGCAGCCTGTCCCATGTAGATAGCAGGCTTTTCAGCAGCACCTTTTACAGCAGCAGGAGCAGTGTTGATTACGTCCCAAATGGTAGCGATAATGTTAGTGTCGCTCAAAGCGCCTGAACCCGCAGATACAGCACCTGAACCACCCGCCTTAATCAAAGTTTCGAAACCATCGTATTGGCCGGCTGTTGCATTAACACCTGACCACATGATTGTTTCGTTAGCGGCAGCAATACCACCAACCAAACGGCCAATGATTGCATCTTGGATTTGTGTGTTTACACGTCCGCTCATTACATCGGCAGTTGTCCAGTCAATGAAGAAATCTTTTTTACAGATTTGACGCTGAACTTGGAATTCTTCCAAGGTCAAGATGCGCTCAGTCAAAGTGATTGTACCTGTTGGGGTAAAGTCACAAGTGCCTGCAGCGAATGTTACAGTGTCATCAATTTTACGTACTACTGATTTGTAAGGTACGTTTGGCTTCATTGTCACGTACTGTGCAGAAACGTTAGACAATAGTGCCTTTGCTACGATTTCACCAGCTAATTCACCTGCATAGGTGGTGGTGAGTGAAGTTGTTGTTGGCATACTAAATTTAAATTATGAGGTGAATTAATTTACTTTTTTGAACGAATGCTTTCCATGAAGTCGCTGAATGAATTACCATTCGATGCAACCACAGGTGCGGCATTCTTTTTGAATTCTTGTGATTTAACTGAAGGAACGGCAGGGGCTTTCTTTACTGAAACGAGTTCAGCTTTAACACTTGCAGTTTCATTCTTTGCTGTTTCGATTGCAGCAGCGAGTTCTGTCTTTTCAGTTTCAAGTGCAGCAATACGCTCAGACAATTGACCGATTACAGCAACGAGGTCTTCGCTACTCATTTCAGTTGATTGTTCTTCGCGTTCGATTTCGGCAATAAGACCACCTTCGTCTACGACTACTTTGGTTACGCCATCCTCAAGGATGTACTCACCCGCAGGTACAGGTACTGGGTTGCCCTCAGCATCTTGGGTGTAGATGTCTACACCTACTACCCACTCATCAGCGGTAGAATAGATTTTAGTACCATCGGCCAAAGTGCCTTCTACTGCAAACTTTACTTCCGTTGCCGGAGCTTCAGCCGCTGCAGTTTCTTCTTCGAACTTGATACCAACACTTGAAGGGTCAATGCCGTACTTGTTGAATACGCTTTTGATTTGTTCTTTAATGTTTGACATGTTGGATATTTGGGTATAGTAGCAAAAACGATATTTTGTTACATCCAAAAACCTTTCGTATCTTAGCCATGTAAAAAATTACATACAATATGAAAACAACAACCGCCCCTATGCACGTGAAGATGAGCGTGCGTGTAAATGAAAAACAATATCAGTCAGTTGTGAAGGCTGCGAAAAAGCATAAGATGAGCATCGCGGAGTATATTCGTGCGTGTATTTTGTAGTTAGCTGTTTTGGTTTTTAAAAAAAAAAGAAGGCCCTCGTTTGGGCCTTTCTTTTTAACACTAACCTTAGATCACTTTTATGCTTTTAACCAAAGCAAATATAAAACTATTTTTTAATCTGCATACTTGCTGTGTTGTTTGCGCTGTTGCTATCAGGCACACCATTCACAGCTGTAATCGTAAGCACATAATCGGTTGGCAACGGAGTGGGTGGTGTAGTTGTATTGTACACACTTGACAAGGTTATACTACGTCCAACATCAATTCTGTCGGCGCGGTTCCATGTACCTGTGAAGCCACCAACAAGACCATGATTAACCTTTAGGCTAGTGATTCCAACCGTGCCTCGGTTATAGAACGTGTAACGTATACGCACCCGGTTAGCATCAAGCCATTCGTAACCATCAATTGTAACCGCTGCATCCAAACCTTGTGCGGGTGGATTAAGCATTGTAATGGTTGTACCTGTGCTTATGGTGTTGTCATTCTCATTCGTTTCTTTTATCACCATGTTAGGGTCGATGGTGAGTGAGAATACCGATGGCCCCGATTGGTTGTTAGGCAAGCCCATTGGTGCGGTCTTGGTCACTACCGTTTGTCCCGCAGGAATGGTCACATCACCAGTGTAAAAAATAAACTTAGTGGTATCGGGTCGAGTAAAAGTTAATTGCACGGTAGCAATCACATCCTTTGTTTGCGCCTTATCAAGATTCACCGTGTAAGTTGCTGTGATGCTTGAACCTTGAACGGCTGTTGCAGGTGTGCTTATTGTACCGAACAGGTTGTATTCAGCAACGGGCACAGGTACAGGGTCGCCACCATTCAAACCTTTAGCGATTGTCACAGCATTAAACATGCTCACTACACCGAAACCAAGTTCAGCACTTTTGCCATTAGCATCGTATACATAACCTCCAGTCTTGCGACATGATTGGCGTAGTACATCGATTACTTGTGATTCGGTTAGCGCAGGATTTGCAAGTATAACATTTGCCGCAGCCGCAGCCATTACAGGACATGAACAAGACGTTCCGCTAAAGTTGGTGTAATTGCTTGACGTGTTGTAACCACTTGTGCCTGTGCGGTCTGTTGTTGGGCATGAAGTACCGGGAGCAGCTGCAAAAGTCTTAGGCCCGTAGTTGCTAAAATTAGCGCGAAGGTTTGACTGCGTAGAAGCACCAACCGCGTGAACCATTGGGTAGATTGCAGGTGCTTGTGTAAAGTTAGGATTGTTTTGATTGCCCGAACTTGCAAACGCAGGTATGCCCTTGCCATTACGGCCGAATGTTTTAGCCGATGTCAAAGCGTTTTGGAATAGTGGGTATGACGTTGGGCCACCTCCACCCCATGACATAGATATTGCAAGGCAGTTAGGATTCTCAATAGCCTTGTTGATTGCACGTGTAATGATAGTGTCCGATGTTCCAAAGCTACCACTCGATGTTGAGTTGTAACCGATATGCAAGAATTGCACTTTGAGTTTGTTGTTGCCCAATGAGGAAACACCAATGTTGTTATCTGTTGTCGCGCATATCAATCCGCTGCATGGTGTACCGTGCTTTTCATTCTCGCTAATGGGCCGAACATCCGCTGCATCGGTTACGCAGTTCCATGAAGTAGCACTAATGCGACCTTGCAAATCTTCGTGGTCTACATCGCATGCGATATCAAGCACAGCAACTTCACCATAGGCAGCACCATCAATCAAAGACCAAGCTTCAGCGGCTTGCATGTTAGGCAAGTGCCATTGCCCCGCATAGGTGTAACCATCTGCATCGGCTTGGTAGGTTTGGATGTAATCAGGTTCTACGCTAGTGAATAGCTTTGAATTCATAAGCGAAGTATAGAACTCATCAAATGAACTAAAGGCAGGTACTTCAACAAAGAGAGTGTTGGTTAAGTGGAATACTTCCGTAACAACAACTCGGTTCTTTGACAAATATGCACGCGCTGCATCAAGGTTAGGTGCAACTAGGATAGCAAGACCTGTTGCGATTTGGTCTAGTGATCTATCTACTTCGTTAACCTGTGAGACCTTCTTTGCATTAACCTGCACTGGCTCGTCGTCAGCAAATACAATGATGCCGAATGGCTCATGCACTGCAACGACGTTGGCCTTTGTTTTGTTCTTGTCAAAGGATTCTTTGTCCTTAAATTTTACGCTGTTTATTTTCATTTGGATGGATTTACTTTGCTTAGAAGTTGGTCAAGCTCTAGCACTAACTCTGCTTCGTAGTTTTTAACCCCGCTCATCGCCACACCAACCTCGTTAAAGAAGCCCTCGATGCTGTAACCTTTTATCTTGCCTTCCTTCACATCAGTCCACACGTGTTCCTCGTCAACCTTAGTACCGATAAACCATGTGCCATCGGGCAATTCAGGTAGGCCAAGTTCAATGCTCTTGTCATTCTTGCCTTCCTTCAACCATGATTCAACAACGGTCACACCCGTTACGGGAATTTCGTGCTGAAGATTTGTGGTGTGTTGCAGATTCTTTTTGAAAAATTGGTGAGCGATAGCCTGTACTGTTGCCTTTTCAAAGTAGACATAGTACGCTTCGCCCTTTTCGTCATAACGAAGTATTTCTTTATCCGGTATAAGTGCGGGGCCGTATAGCATGCGACGTTCCTCATCTACCTTTGCAAGTTGCATCTTGCTTAATGCTATCCAGTTCTCCTCGATAGCGGGCATGTCCACAAGCCCCATTGCCGTAATACCAAGACGACCTTCCTCATCTATCACACACTTAACTACTTTTCTTTTTTCCATGTTACAAATTTATTTATTATTAACCAATTCGTGCTAAATCTTCAACCTTAGTTCTCACCTCTTGCTGACTTGCCACGTCGCCCGATAGTACATAGGCGCGTGGTGTTAGTTGCTCAGGCCTATCTTGCAAGAATGACGAAGCAAGTGGGTTGAACTGCGCAGGCTGTGAACCTGTCGTACCACCGCCGCCGCCTGTTGATGGTACACTAGGCGGTGTGTCATTACCACCTGTTGATCCACCACCAAATTGCGAGTTCTTAATTTTAACTATTTGTGCCAAACCTAATGCAGCTGCCAATGCCGCTTCTACGAACTGAGCACCTGTGGCAAGTTTGATTGGGTTACCACCCGCAGTCAAAGCACCCGTAACAGCCGATGCTGTTTGCACAGTTGCCGCACCAATGGCAAGTGCTTTATCAGTTTTAAATTTCTTTTTTGCATCACGTTCACCCTTCTTTGTTGATGCGTCACTAAATGCTTGTAGAACTTGTATTGCACCTTGTGCCAAATCCAACCCTTTTTTAAAACCAGCTTGTCGTATAGCCGTCTCTTTGTCTACACCTGCCTGAATAATAGCATTAACCTCATCAATGTTTTGTTGCGTTATTTGTTTTTGCAAGTCTGCATTGCCCTGTGCTTGTTCACGAAGCTTTGCGTATTTAGCATCAACGAGGGCAATCTCTTTATCTTGCCCTTCGGCCATTAATGAGATTTCTAAATCTCTCGCGTCGCTTAATAATGCTTTTTCTTTTGCTATTTTGTCTTCAATAGCTTTTGTTTCCTCATCAGTAATTTCTATCCCAACATTGCCAACTATTTTTACATCTTTAGTTTCAATAGGTTTGGCGGCATCTTTTCGTATTGCTTCATTTAATTTTTGGGATTCCTCAAAAATCTTTTTACGTGCATCAAGTATTTGCTTGTTTAAATCTTGCTCAATCTTTAAGCGTTCATCGGCTGTCTTCTTAGCGTTAGCAATCTCTTTTGCGTTTTGTGAATTGATTATACCTGCTCGTTGTTCGTTTAATTGATTCAACGACTTCTCCGCATCCTTCACTATTTGTTCCTGATTCTTGCGTTCAGCCGCAGGGTCGAATACGCTCTTAACAACAAAGTTGTTGATGTCATCAAACACACCTGTAACATCAATCTTTTCAATACCCAATCCTAACTTGTTTAGGACTTCGATTGACCCATTGACAAAGTTTTGAAAGAACTCAGCAAGCTTGCGCTGTGGAAAGGTCACAAAGTCAAGAAACGTCTGAAGGTATTTAGCGTTGCGCTCGGCTGCCTTTATTTGTCCTTCAGCCTGTATGCGCGTGGTTTCAACTACTGCTTGTTGTTCAAGTATGGCTGTATCCAATGCCTGCAACTTGAGTGCAGTAATTTCCTTTTCAGTTTTGCCCTGTAGTTTTAATTGCTGTTCTTGTGATGAAATTAAGTCCACTTGTTCTTTGGCAAGTGCCGCACGTTCCTTCTGCGCATCCAGTGCTTTGGTTTCTGCATCCGTTACACCATCAATAAGCGACAGCAATTCATCAGCATATACAATAGCAGCTGCAATGGCCGCACCTATCAAGAAGATAGGGTTAGTAAGCAACGCTTTACCAATGGATGCAAACGCACTACCGATTCCCTGAATACCTTTTGCAATATCACCCGGCTTGATTTGCGTAATGTTTTGCGCAAGTAACTTCGCACCCTCAGCCGCACCTTCAAAGTCAAGGTTTGCGATACGTGAAGTGACAAGACCAAGTGACCCGCTCACCCTTTCAAACGCACCACCCGCCTGTGTACCTACCGCCTGCGCTGCATCTTGTATTCTATCCTTAAGTTCACCCGCCGCCTGTGATAACTCTCGATACTTTGCACTATCGGGGTCAGTTGCTGCAAGCTGTGCCTGCAATTCTCGCAGCTGGGCCTTGAGTGATTTGCTTGATGTTGTAACTTCTTCCTGTTCTACGGCTAGTTCTTGAAAGTCTGAACCCGCCTGTTCAATACTGGATGTGTCAACTTTCGTTTCTTTAAGTTCAGCATTCAGTTGATCTGTGGCGTTGGCAAGATTATTAACGGGCGCAACAACCTGTTCAACCGCGTTACCAACCTGCTCTATGCTTTGCGCTGCCGTACCTGCATCAATGCTTTCAATGGCCTTACCAATGTCGTCAATTTTGCCTGTCTCAATACCTGTGATGGTAGTTTCCAATTGTTGGATTTGGGTGTTCACCTCAGCGAACGCTTGACTATTCGGGTCAAGTTTCTGCAACTGTGCATCAAGGCTAATGAGTTGATTGTACAACCCATCCAGTGAGGCGTTTGTTGCAGTGGTAACTACGTCTAAGCGTTGCAGGTTCTGCTCGGCTTGGGTGGTATCAATTACAAAACTTCTAACAATAGGTTCGGCCATTAGTATATGAAATTAGCGATTATATAAATGATTAGAAAGAATAAGAACGTGCGCCATGCATAGAGCGTAATAAACCACAGCACACGTTGCCAAGGGCGAAGTGAGTAGATGTACTTAGGTGGTGACTTAACACCGAGCTGCAAATAGCGCAATGAGTTTTTGATGTTGTCCATGTTATGTTGTTTTGCTTTGTTGGTATTGTATGGATGCTGTGATGAAGAAGTCTTCAGGATAAGTGCCACCTGTTACGGTCACATTGATTCGATGCTCATCCGTATTCGTTGTGGTGTCAATTCCAAACGTGAACACATAAGTTCCAATTGCGCCAATGGTGCTTAGTGTGGTTATGGCACTAGCAGTTGCAGCGCCACCTATCTTTTCAAGTGTAAAGTGATGCAATGAGGTTTCACTTGCTCCTGTGTTGTCCTTAATTGTGACGTTCATTACCACACTCCATAGCGTCTCATCAGGCATGTTGATGTATTGACCCGCCACACCTTCAATATCTAAGTCAATCACATCACCCGATGTTGTAATGGTTGGATTACTTTGCAGCACGAACGTGCCAAACTGCGCCCATCCATAGTAGATGCTTGTATTGTCGCCGTCACGATAGCCACCGCCCACGTGAATGCCGGGGAGATTGGTGTAAACGTTTTTACCGAGTAGGGTGCTACCGCGAACGTTTGACGTGAGTTCTAACTTTTCACCCACCGCAAGCATGTTGCTGTTGCCTTCTGCAATGGTCACATCCGTTCCCGTAATAGATGAATTGGTTATACTTAGATTACGTCTTGTTGCCTTAATTACACGAGTTGCAGGATTGGTTACTGTACCTGTGGTTGGTGGTGATGGTCTTGTACCTGTTATAGTACCCCAACATACAGCGTTGGCTTCGTCCCAAGTAAAGCCATAACGAGTGCAACAACTTTCATTTGACTCAATCGGGTCTCCGTTAGAGTCAATGAATAGGATTTCTCCGTTGGCAGTTTGCTCAGATGGCACACCATTGCAGTCCTCTTGATTTTCAAGATACTTTAACAACTTAACTTGTGTGCTTTCATATTTTCCAACCTTATAGTCATTGATTTCAAGTATTCGCCAATAACTGTCCTGTATCCATATCTTATCACTAAACTTAAAACCTACGATATCTTTTAAGTCAAGTGCAAACGATGCCTCCATGATTCTACCTTCAGGCGAATACAAAGCATTCATATAGGTACGCCAATACTTGTTGAATAGGTTGTTGTATGGATTGCTATTGATAAAGTGTGGTGGCGCTTCAGGTGCCCAGTTCAAATCTTCATCGTCAACAGATGCAACAACAACGCTGTAATTATTGAGCACTGGCATTGCAACAGTGACACTCGTGTTAACGTTATCTGCATACAATCTGATGTTAACCGTACCCGCTTCAAAAAGACAACGCGGCCCCGGTATAACAAACTTTAATGATTCATCATAAAACAGCGGCATAACATAACCACTACCGTTGAGTACACCACTTGGTGTGGAGCGCGTGACAAGCTGTATTTTTTGGTCACCTATTACATAGTCACTAGGTGGTGTGCTAGGGTTAACCGTATATCCGATTGCTTCATAGTCACCATATATCCTGTTAACGTTTCTGTATGGTTTCGAAATGATATCCTCACCGGCTGTATAGGTAAATTGAAACTTGGCCTTTTGTAAATCTACCGTGCTGCTTATAACTACGTCCTTACTCGTATCAAGTTTATTTGTCCAATCGAGCGTGTCGCCACTACCCAAATAGCTATTCTGCGGCACTATATAAATCTTATTTGGTATTGCCCTATCAGCCACAATAGCGCAATTATGCATCTTGATTACGTCCGTGACCAAATCAATCTGCCTCATATCGGGCGCGTTAAGATTGTAGAAAATGGTTTGTCCAAAACTAAACACCGCGCTTTCCATTCTAAATGTACTGCCGGGTTGAAGTTTAGGAAATAAACCAATAAAGCTAGAAACACCACGAAATTGAATAATATCGTTTTCAGCTAATAAAATTGTTGTACTTACTTGCCAAGTATTTGGGCCCGCGCCCGTAAAAATTATACTGTTACTAATATAATCCTGTTGAACTCCATTAATGATTGGCCAGATAAAATATTCCGTTCCACTACCTGAATTGGTTATTATAAGATTCCATGAGAATGTATATGATCCCGGAAACGGTGCAGTAAATGCAAAAGAGACAGTACTGTAAGCTCCCTCATTATCAAATATTTCGTTATCAAATTCAAAAAAATCATTATAATCTTTTTCAGTTGATAGTTCAACCAATAAACCTTGTCCTCCTGTTGTGTCACTTCCTTGCAATGCCGCGTTGTTGCACCAAGGCATCCAGTAAGTAGTTAGTATCGTTTCAAGCGTACCCGCTGCAAGTTCAAATCCAGCTTCCTTAATGATGTTGCTAAATAAAAACCACCAATTCAGAGCGGGTGTTAAATTAGATGCCACGACTGGGTTTGTAGGGTCAAGCAATGACCGAGTACCTGTTTCACCACCTTCGCTCCACAATTGACCACGATCTAAGATTGTCCAAATGCGTTCTGTATTAGGCGCTATTACATTAAGGTAAGTTACTGTTTCATCCAATGATGTCAATATATCCAAATCCTGCAACTTCTTTTCACCGATATTGCGCACAAGGTCAGGTGTCTCCGCATAAAACGCTAACTCGACTTCATTGATTCTATTGCGTTGCTTGTATACTTTACGCACGCGGATGTAACCCGCTGCGATAGGCAACGTATCAACGCGAATTTCAGCACGTAGTTTATAATGAAAATAGTTTTCTAAACCACCTGCCGCGTTAACATCGAATAGCGCACCGAGTGCTTGCTGATTGTTGTAACTATATGGTATACGAAACTCACGACTGAACGCACCTTGTGAGCTAAAGTTGTTAAGGTCTTGGAACTTCCAGTTTTGGCTGATGCTTTCATTTTCGAATAAATCTAAGTAGTACTCACTAGCTTCACCTAGCATAAAGTAACCGCCTGCCGCAGCTGAATAGTCTTGTGCCCATGTGCCAAGAAAATTAATACGCGTTTGACCCACGACAGGAGTGTCGAGTTGTCTTGAATTTACTGTCTTGACAACACTTTGACCTGCCGCATTAAATAAAGTTAAAACATCGCCATTAACCAACGCCTCAACACCAGGACTACTGTTTACGATTAAGCGCGACAGTACACCAATGCCCACAATAGTAGGATCATTGCTAATGCTATTAACCCTTTGCGTGCTGCCCTTGCTTACTATCAGTTGTACTTCTCCGTTCATGTTATGTCCAGTATTCGTTTGCCATTCTTATTTTAAGCGATACATTATAAAGCTTACCATCACTAGTGTTCTTTTCTACATATGAACTATCATCTACGTTAACGGGTACACTAATAAGGCTGCCGTTTCTAGAAGTCAACCAAACCACTTGGTTACTCACTAGCAATGAACGCAACAATGTGAATTCTCCTTGTTGTATAAAGTCACTATTTATAGTTAACACTTGTTCTACTATGTTACGACGTTCTACTAAGCCTCTATCATTAGCTTCAAAAATGGTAGGCTCACCATTGTACAAAACCTTGCGGTATTTTTTGCGGTCTATTTCGTTTGTTTTTTCCGACTTTTTTATAAAGTTAAAATAGTCCCAACCTCCGCGACTGTTTACCCATCCAAGACGTATGCGCTCGTACCTGCAATCTACTTGACCATATACTCCAGCGTTGTAAAAGTTATAAAATATTGATGTTGATGCGCCTGAAGTTATACGCACTTGATAGTAACGCCAATCAGGAAACAAAGATGGACGTACTGGTAGTCCCGCCCAAGCATTTAAATTAGCCGGATAAACGGGTAACGCTTCAATACGGTATCCATTTAAAGGAATGGTGTGGGGAGTAGCCGCTCCTGAACTGTCGCGCATTGTAATACCTAAGGATGTGGCCGCGTTGTTAGTTAGGTATGTATTGTTTCCGGGTATGGATAACAAGCCATAATCACTTTCAAATACAGGAATCCAAACATTAAGATTAGCAAACGCAGGTGACACTCCCCAACTTTGTGCTAGTTTCCAGTTGTGGGTATCCGTTTTCCTATCAGACATCGCATAGCTAGTGTTGTTTGTTAGACTGTATTTTACATTTTGGTTACCTGTCATCGGATTTGGCCGCATACCGTCTAGAACTTGGTAGTATCCGTTTATAGCTATCTTTTCATCTAGCGTAAACTCACTCCCTTCGTTAAGTGTAAATACGCCATCTACCGTCCACCATTCAGTTAAAACACAATCGACTAGTTTAAAACTAAAATCTTGTTGAGTATCATCCGTTTCAAAGTGCCAGTTTAGCGGATCATAATTTCTGATATCATCTACTAAAGGTTGAATATCAAAATACAGCCCACCATCTGGAGCAGCCGATACATAGAAGCTATATACTTTTGCTCCTATTGTAACGTCAACACCATATCTAAAACCGGGGTTTGATGTTTCAGTACTCGTTGCAACAATCATTAGCTTTTGGCCTCTGACCATCCAGTCAAATGGTTGACTTATTAAACTTATTGCCATTATCTTTTATTTAGTAGTAATCTTTGTTCAATTCCTTTTACATATCCATCCATCAACTTGTCTTTGTATTCCTCCCAAGTATCATTGATTGCATCTTGATAGTAATTGATTCCTTCAATGCCTCGCTCACCAATGTTAATTGCAATGCGCAATGCTGCCGCTTGAATGCTTTCTTTTGTAGCCTTTATGAATTGCCCTTGATTATTGCGAAGCTTCAATGGTTTCAATTTTATCCAGTCTTCAATCGCCTTTACAGGTGGGCGTTTGTTGGGTTGACCCGGATAAGGTTTGCGTCCATACTCAATAACATCGGCATACTTACCCGCTGCATCATTGCTCACGGTAAAATCGAGCGTTGGCTTGTTGTATCGGAACTTTAAATTGTAGTAAAGTGACTTTGACAAATTGCCCGATGCAACACGATTAACCGTCTTGCCGCGCACCCTACGTTTAATGCGTAGGTTAGATTGCGCCCGTTCTATAACAGCAACCGCGTACTCGTTTAATATGTCTTCAAACGCATCGCTCATGGTATCTCAGTCAAGAAGATGGTGTATGCTGTTGATGCATTTGCAATTAATAGTTGAGCAAATCTTGTTGCCTTGATTGGGTCAATTAGTGCCTCGCTTACTCGGTTACGATTAGCCTGCGCAGCATCGTTTACGGTGGGCCATGTCAATGAGCCATCTTCATTTTCAATTGGCTCGACATTGTCAGCACCGCACTTGAATATCACAACGCTACCGTTGTTATCCACCACAAAATTTTGCCCATCAAAAGTGTATGTCATATCGTTAATAATACTTGGTTGTTTAATATACCTGCGCTTGTTCCTGTTGCGTTGTTTACGAACTTCATACCCATCTGGTCACCAACTACAACGCTTACTGAGTTAACCAAATCACTAAACACACCCGCTGCCGAACCTGCCGCAATAGTTATGGTCAATGCTTGGTCAACACTATTTTTTCGCACCGTGCAAACAAGTGAACCTGTGGCGGGTTGCGCTGTGCTTGTCATTACATACAAACGAGTGAGCGTGCCGTTCGTTATCATTGGGGTTCTACGCACGTTGTCCGATGCGTTATGGTTAGCCGAGCCACCAAACAAAGCACCGAATCGAGTAGCACCTGCAGCCAACGTATCACCATTTGCGAATTGATACAGAATGGATGTTGAACTGGATGTGATTCCTAAATCGCTCACCATTTCAGCTGCCGTGCGGGCGGTTACCGTGTTGTCATTATTAATGCGCAAGAAACGCACAGCACTTGGATTGGGTAGCGTTGCTAGGTTAGTTCCAACCGTAGTTAGCCCGATGCTGTCTTGTTTGCCATTAAACGTTGACCAATCAGCGCTACTTAATGCACCTCGATTTGCAGCACTTGCAGTAGGCAGATTAAACGTGTGCGTGCTTCCTGTGCTACTTATTGCAAAGTCGCTACCTGCTGTGCCTACTGCAAAGTTTTGTGTGCTTTCAGTTAAGCCATTCAAAGAACTAATTCCGATTGCATAGGTACTATGCACTTCACCTATTCGGCTTGATTCTGTGTAAAGTGTGACGGTTTTACCATTCGTGTTCTGAATATCAAATTCAATATGAACGCGGTCGGTTGCAGCCGTGACCGTATTAGGTACTGAAATCCCAAACGTGTACAAGTCTATAACGTTGCCGTTGGTTATTTGCTCAACGGGCGAAGTACCAATAAGTGTGAAGCTTGTGCCGTTGTATGTATATAGCTTGGCTAGTATCTCTGCGTTGTTTGAACCGCCACCTGTTTCATTTAGGTACACATCGATAGTCCATACACCTGAAGGAATGATAAGATGGTTAGGACTGCCTACATTAGTAATGAATCGAGCAATTACACCCGTTGTTGCACGTGTAAAGTTTGCTGCCGCTCCCGTACCTGCTGCCGTGCCTAACTGAAAGTATGGATTACCTGCAATTGTACCTTGCGAAGTGTTACCATTGAAGTAGAATATTTGACCACCACCACCACCTGTTGAAGGCAATGTGCGGAGTGCGCCTGTGCCATCTATGTATTGATCTACTGTACCATTTGCTGAAACAGCAAGTGTGCCTGATGTTGTAACGGGCGAACCTGCTACACTGAATGCAGGGTTTGCCGGAGCGGGCATTGAAAGTCCAACCGATGTAACCGTGCCACCTGTTGCAGGTGTAGTATTAACCCATTCCGTTCCGTTGTATGATAGCACCTGTCCGTTGGATGGTGTAGGTGCATTTACATCTGTTAAGCTGTCAAGCGTTGTAGGTATGGTTGGCTTATTAAGAATCTGAGCAACCCCGCTCACTGCGTTCCAATCTGAATTAACCTGTGCCGCAGGAATGGTGGGTTTATTCAATATTTGAAAGTCGCCACTTGTTGCGTTCCAATCCACAGGCGTTTGACGCAACCTGTAACCAACACCTACAAGTTGCCAATACAAAGTGTTTGTAGGTAGCAGCGCGTCGTTGTTTGCAATGCATTGGTATACGTTGCCATTGTACCACACGCGGTCACCAATGACATATTGGTTGCCTGTTGCTGTGGTGTGATTGACATTAAACTCGGTACTTACAAAATCGCTAGTACCACCGCCTGCTGAGTCTATCGTAACCGAGCCATTGCCTAAGTCAGTAATTGTAATGTTCGTTCCTTCAACTAAGTTAAGTTTAGTCTGAACAACATTGTCAACACCATTCGTCTGAAGCTCGATGCCGTAACCGGTCCCTGTCCCGCCGCTACCACCTGCACCACCAACAGACCATATCGCAGGAATGTCGCAAGCACTCCAGTCCCAAGGTACTGAAAGCTTCAACGTAAACGCAACACCCGTAACCGTGTTCTTTTGTTCCTCCATGAAAGGCTCGAAGGTGGGCGTTTCAAGCAACTGAACATCGAACCCAAATAACTCAAGACCGTTCTTGACCTCGGCAATCAAGTCTTGCCCCAATCGGATGCAATCGCTAATCACTTCACGCTGATATTCTGCCTTGTATTCTTTGTCGCGTGGTATGTCGGCAAACATGATATGAAAACCAAAGTTCATTGCACCTTGCACAGGCTCAATGGTATCAGGCGTAACGTGCATGAATGGATATTGATCGTCCTGAAGTTGGTCGCTCATATCGATTTGACCATGCGTGAAGCGTCTAATCAAAAAGTGCCCGGCTGCAAATGCCTCAAGGCGATTGATAAGAACGTTATAGCTATAATTGTAACTACTCATTAGCGTTGTCTTTTTCTCATTTCAATTTTTTGCGTGTACACATAGTCGGCTAAATATGTAAGGTGTGTAAAGACCTCATATACACCACGCTCTGTTACCGCGTCAAACTTTGTTATATCACGTTCCGCTAGTGATTCAATGATATGAAACCACCCGTATGCGGCTAAGCCGTCAGGGGTTGTTCCTGCGTCATCTCCTTCACTATCTCCGTTATCTCCTTGGCCAAATATTCTAGGGAACTGTTGTATAGTTCTATTTCTAAAGTCGAAAAAAAAAGCAGCACATTGAGTACATGGTCAAGCGTTAGCTGCAATACTTCATCCTCATACTTCCGTTTGGCGTTAGGGTTGTATGGCTCTATATCGTAATACTTGCCAAACTTAGCTTTGATGGGGCGGTATAGTATGCACATCATCTTGTGTGCTGCTGCTCCGTTTATCTTGCCGTCCTTGTATATGCCCGTGCAATGCGTATCCAAGTCGATGTATTCACCAAAGGTTAGTTCGTTAAGGTTGGGAATGAACCCTAACTCAATTGCACCTATTCGCACCTTCCGTTCAAAGTCGTTGCTTCCTAACTTGATTGCAGCTTCAAAACGAATGATGATTTCGTCAATGACTTGTGATTGTAGCAAGCGCACGTTATCCATACTCTTGCCTGTAATAACCCGCACGCGCTCTAACTTATCGACTGCGTTTTGGTAGTCGATGTACTTGGCAAGTGTTACCGCCTTAGCGTTGGCTGCTATGCTGAACTTTAGTTTCATGTTCCGTCTTATTGTAGTTTTTGATTCCTTTTTGTTACAAGTCCGAATGCACCTGAATAATTACGGGTGCTTTCTCATCTCCGCTGTGCGTTATGCGGGCTTGTTTTGGTTTGAAGTATTCAAGCAGCGCCGTGTAATGTTTGATGTATTCCTCATCCTCCATGTCATTCATAATGCGCATGCATTTGGCTGCACCTTCCTGCACGAACCATTCGCCCAACTCATTCCACATCTTAGTCTTTTCACTCACCGCCCCTTTTGGTTTTAGACCACCATGTCCCGGTAGCAAGTGGCCTTTCTCGTTGCGTGTCTTTTCCATTTATTTCGATAAAATATTGTTATTTGTTTTACACTTTACCTAATTGTCTTCTGAATTCATTTATTAAATCGCGGATGCAGGTAGCACACGCGCTCGGCTTTTCATGCTTCTTGGTTATCTTACTGAACCAATAGTACAACAGCTGCAAATCGTCACGCTCAATCTTATTCGCCTTATGGATGCGTTGAATAAATTCATCTAACGCCGCAATCTCATTCGGTTGCCAGTCAATAGCAAACCATTTATGTGCCGGGCATGATGTAAACCTGAACTTGGTTTTTACATCCATAAAGCAACCGCATAGCTTTATCTTTTCCTTGTAGTATGTGACCTCGTTTTCTTCAGGCATAACCGTGCCACCGATTAAAGGTGTGCCGCATGTGCCAAAAGACCCTTGGTAAAACTTACATTTTTTGCATATCATTAGCCTCTCTCTCTGAATGTGCAATGGCGCGTTGAAGTTTAACATACTCTCTTATCTTTTTTAGTGCCCTATGTATTGACGTGCGTAGGTATGGGTAGGGTATGCCCGTTGTTACGCTTAATTCCTTGTAATCAAAATCAGGTTTGCTGTATAGACGAAGCAGGATAGCATCAAACTCATGCATGCGCCCGATTGCGCTGTATAAATACTCACCATCTACGAACGCACCTATCCATGTCTCGTCCTGTTTAGTGTCTTCTACGTGCTTATCTACGTGCAAATCGTAATACTTGCGGTATTTGATTGCGTAATCTGAGCGGTTGCTGTGCCACGATAGCCAAATGGCCCTGTTGATGTACGCTTCTACTTTGCCCCGGCACACTATATCCTTAATGTCTTGTTCGGGCCTATCCATTAACCTGGCAAGAACCTCATGCAATAGATCACTTCCCTTGTTTTTATCGTGAGCAAGCCTTGTGGCCTTATCAAGCCATGCATCGTAGTACCTTGATATATTGCTATTTATACAGTTATCCAAAAAATATTTTCGAAATAATTTGCATACTGAAAATAGTTGCCTATATTTGTCCCCATCAATACAAAGGTAATCAAAAACAAAAGCAATGACAGAAGAAGATTTCTACACTGAAGACCACACATGCATCCACTGCGATTGGCAGGTCAATTATTACACCGAGGTTAAAGAACTTGCCTCTGCTTTATGGATTCAATACAATGCAGGTCTTGAAGGCGAAGACCGCGCAGCCTATTGGGATGCCTTTGTAGATGAAGCTATTGAGATTATAGCTAAAGACAAAAGCACAGCGACTATATGTCTTAACTGCTATTCACCATTCGAGTAAATAATTTAATAAATCAATACAATGACAAACGTTATCGAAGTAAACACGTACCACCCAGTGGTAAATGGTACAACCCAAATCTCATTGCCGTTCTTCTACACCTGTGGAAGTTTTGGCGACATTTACTGCTGCATGTCTGCGGACAAGGTATTAACCACCGTTATAAGTTATAGCAGCAACAAGCAAATTGAAACGCGTAAATACGACGATTCAATGCAGGTGCAAGCACGCCTTGAAATAGATATGCGCGACAAGCGATATAGGGCTATTGATGAAGCTGTATTCATGCACGTGTTTAGTGAGGCTCACCGCGAAGTGTTCTACGCTGTTAACCCTGAACTAAAACCAAAGCCATGAGAAAGCACAACGAACTAAACGGATTGATAGCGCGAACGGTGGGCAGTAATGCTGCCCTACTTCGTGCGATGCGCAAGAGCAGCACACCAATATCAGACCGTACACTTTACAACTGGCTATACGATGCCAAGACCATCAAGCTTCAGCAACTCATTAACTTGTCAAAGGCTATGGATCTACCGGTGTGTGAACTAATCAAATCAATAACTATAAAACATGAAGGCGATGAGTAACCCAATTAAAAAGAAACTGCGTAAGGATATGCTACCAACGCGTAGTGACATCTTGTATATCATAAAGCACTTTGATAAACTTAGCTTTGAACAGATACGCAAGAACTTAAACGTGAGTAATGCCAAACTAATTCAATGGTGCAAGTTTATATTCACCACCGATAAGAAAGAAGCCAAGTGGAATGAAATGAATAAGAAGCTTGACGCACTGGAGTTCCATGAGGAGTTCACCGATTCGATGCAAAGTGAATACGATGTTCACGACATACGCACGATTAATGGCAAGAACATGTACATAGTCAAAAAAAAGATAGTTAACGAGAATCGGATGTGCTACCTGATTACTATCAATAATGAGAACAGCATGATAGTACGGTTTGATATACCTGTTGAACGCACATCGGTTGCCTATTGTCCTGTGTCACTTGGCTGTGATTACGAGGTACATTCGTTAGGCCATTGGGAATACCAACAGCTAGAGCGTGATTTGCCCGTGATTCATTTAGAAGCGGATGAAGAATACATTGGCAAGTTTTGGTTAGCTGTATCTAATACCATGATGCATGAAGCATGAAGAAAGTAAAATACAGCAACGATGTGTTGAGTGGTTTAGGTATTCCTTCCCGCGCACATTGATTGCTTCCTTCCCTAACGGGGTGTTCATTGGTGGTACACCAGTGCAACGGGCGAAACGTTGGAACATATTGAAGGCTGAAGGGGCCATGCCCGGTATGCCCGATTTGATGATATGCCTACCATCGGGTGCTTACCACGCGCTGTTTATCGAGATGAAAACCGAAAAGGGTAAACTTTCTGAAACGCAAAAAATCGTTCACGCACAATTGATAAACGCAGGTTATGCTGTCAAGGTGTGCAGGTCATTTGAAGAATTCACAATAACAATTAAAAAGTATTTAGAGCAATGAGCAACACGAAAAACAAATACATGAAAGCATTGGAGTATATATACGCACAACCAACTTTCCATTCAAAGATTACCATGCGCCTGTTCAAGCTTAGCAACAACTTCCTTACGGCAGGCAAAGAGCTTGGCCTGTTCAAGAAGATTGAACAAAGTCAATACAAATGGAATTTGTCACGACAACCTTTGATGAGTGATGTGCATGATATCCAAGTACGGGTTAGGTCTTATACGCAGACGCATCGTTTAAAATCAAAGCCAACACCACAGCTAACCATCAAACCTATCCGAAAAGCACCGTTGCCAACACCCATGCCCATAGTGCGGGAAACTGAATGCGACACGAGCAACAGCAAAATGTTTTTGATACTGGCTGTTGGTGCGATGGTAGGTTTCATGATTGCTACAATTATTTGGAAATAATGGAACTAAAATACATAGGCGAGTGTGAGCATCTTGATAATTGGAGTGGAATTAAAAGTTTAAGATGCAAAAAAAGATTTTTTAACGTGTTTAATCCTGTGAGTGGTAAATATGAAAGAATAGCTTTCTGCAATGATTATTTAAAATTGCATATGCAGCATCATATTAATCAGTTTGACCATTGCAGTTACGATGTATCAAATGGCTGCAAACATGAGTTGACTAAGTTAATTCGCAAAGCTATTAATCTTGAAGGTTATGACCAATACTTAGCCACGCGCAAACAACCAGTTATAAGAGATATATCTTTTTTAATATGCCACAGACCATTTGTGCATGTAGTAGTTCCATTTAGAGAAGCAGTAGAATGGTATTTAAAAAATCACAATTCTGATTTATGGTATGAATTAAAAGATGCTGTGATAGACTTTATGTATAGCAAAGAGCGATATAAAAAATACAAAACAGTTTGCCATAATCTAAGTGTAATGGTCAATAAACTAAAGCATACATGCTATACACAAGATGAACTATTAATCAATGACATTTTATTACTAATCTTAAAAATTATTTACAATGAAACCAATCAACAACAAGTCACTACTGCACTTCCTGTTCGACCAAATGGAAAAACTAGACAAGCAAGAAGTAACAGTGGACGTAGCAAAAGCACAGGCACACTTAGCGAAGCAAGCCAACAATGCGCTGAAGTATGAGATAGATCGCACGCGACTATTAATTGACCTTGATAGACACCGGGCAGAAACTGGTAATGCTGTTGACTTCAGAAATGCTGAAGGAAAAAACTTTGACTAATTTGGAAGTAGAGATAGTTTGACTATCTTTGCATTGCTAGTTCGTATGAAAACATTTTTAAATCCCATCTTCACTGCATTGCCATAAGCCATTCGGCTACGGACTAGCCTTTGCATGTGGAGGTGGGTTTTTAGTTTTATGAAAGACCCGGCATTTCTTTTTTATTCGTCAGATTTTCTGACTGGAACTATGCTGCTCAACATGGAGCAGAGGGGTAAGTACATTACCCTTCTGTGCCTTCAGCATAGTAAAGGAAGACTGTCCGAAAAAGATATGTTGCACATATGTGGTTCATATGATGCTGATGTCTTCGGCAAATTCGTAAAAGATGAAGAAGGTTTCTTTTTTAATGAGCGTTTAAGCATTGAAATGCAGAAGCGTAAAGCTTATTCCGATAGCCGAAGAAACAATAGAACCAAAAAAGATGTGTCGAACATATCTAAAACATATGTTCCACATATGGAAAATGTAAATGAAAATGAAATTGAAAATATAAATGAAGTTATAGTTGAAGATGCAAATGAAAAAAAAGTAACGCGCAAACGATTCGTTAAACCGGAAGAACATGAAGTGTATAACCTAATGGGCGAACTGAACATGAAAGGTGGAAGCTTCCTTGCAGAAGATAAGTTAGTTAATTTCGCTCGTGTGTTTATGGATCACTACGAAGCCAATGGTTGGATAGTAGGTAAATCTTCAATGAAGGATTGGCAAAGTACAGTGCGCAACTGGATGCGCAGAGAATGGGATAAAGTAAAAAATCAAAAATCAAATCAATATGGAAAACCAAAGTTTGACAACGTTGCACACTATCAAAACGTGGCAGCCCAAGTCGCAGCTGACATTCGGAGAGAGCGTGAAAGCTAATAAGATTGCAGTACTGCGCAAGATTGACCGCAATGAAACAAAGATGAAAATTGCAATGCTCATTAGCCGGTGTTGTGCCATGATAAACATCGACAAGAACATGAATGCTGACCAAATAAACTTTTCAGCTGAACACTTTGTGCAGCATCATTGGAAGTACAGTCTTGAAGATATCCAGTTGTGTTTAGATCGTGGAGTAGCTGGTATCTATGGAACGATTTACAACCGATTAGACTTATCAATTTTAAATGAATGGGTAAGCAAGTTTGAACAAGAGCGTGATACTCACATCACATCGATGCGAACTGAAGAACAAAAGCAGAATAATATCTACGAAATGTTCCAGCATCCGCAAATCATGGAAGCTATGCAACAGGCAGCAGATAAGTTAAGCATCAAAGAAGAACCGGTGCGCGAAGTCAAAAGGGAAAATCCACCACCACTTGAAATTGCACTCATGCGCGAATACGATGCGCTTCCGCAATGGGACAATGACATGCGCTTCCGGGTTTATAAAAACAAGCCGTATCAATTCATCGAATACAGGCAGGAACGTTACAGGGAATTAATCGAAACGCAAAATGAATACTGATATGAAAAAGCAAACAGCAGTAGAGTGGTTAGTCAGTGAATATGCAAAAGCATTCAAAATTCCTGTTAATGCAGTTATGGGTGAAACCATTGAACAAGCCAAAGCAATGGAGAAAGAGCAGATTGAGGAGAATATGGCAAAGGCAATAACTTTCGGATGGGAATTAAGTCACTACCATAGAGATAAAGAACCAGAAGTATTATTGAAAATGCAAAAAGATTTTATCACATCTGTTATTGAAGGAGGTGACAAATGAAGCAATACGATAAGCAAAAAGAAACCGACCTGCTGCGCAAACTATTCGTACTAACAGCAAAGCGAAGTATGCGACCAGCTATGAGTGATAACATGGCAATGCGTCTTATCTTTGAGGAATTACATTTGCTAACCGAAAAAGACGAATACAAGTTATGACAGTAGGCGAATTGTGGGATAAGCTTGCGCAGTATCACGACGATACTGAAATCTATATTGGTTTCATCAATGGTCATAGCATCGACCATGAAACCTTTGAAGTCGTAGAAACGCAGGACTTCTACGGCAAGACCACAATAAGCTTAATGATTGAAGACATCGGAATAATCAATAATTAAATACAATGAGCAACTATCAAATGCAAGAAGGGCAGTTCACCCTATTCAAGAACAACAACGTGGCTAACAACGGTCCACAGTACACAGGTGAAATCATGGTGAATGGTAAGAAGATGCGATTGGCTGCATGGGTGAAAGAAGGTAAGAATGGCAAGTTCTTTTCCGGTAAAATGAGTGAGCCGCTCGTAAAACGTGATGAAGTAGACGAACTACCATCAGGAGATCTGCCATTCTAATGAACCTGCCTATCCTACCTGAAGACAAAGCAAACCATGCGCTATATGGTGTTGCTATCTACGCTGCTGCCGCTTCGATATTTAGCGCACCATTCTCGATGATCGTGGTATTCGCATTCGCAGCAGGCAAAGAGTTATTTGATTCGGTGCTGAAGGAAAAATCATTTAGCACGCTTGACATGATAGCCACGCTGTGCGGTGGTTTGGTTGGAATGTATATCGGATTGTTTACATGATTGAATATCTACCGAAACAAAAAGAAGCATTGCGCGTGCTGGGTAACTCACACCCGGCACGTGTTGTGCTGTTCGGTGGAGGTGCAGGACCAGGTAAGTCATTCATCGGATGCGCATGGCAAATAAGCCGCAGGTTTAAATATCCGGGCACACGTGGGTTGATAGGTCGAAGTAAGTTGGACACATTAAAAAAGACCACGTTAAAGACATTCTTTGAGGTAGCCCATGTACTGCAACTATTACCAAACGAGCATTACACAATCAACAATCAAACACACGTTATCACTTTTGCAAATGGTAGCGAAATAATTTTAAAGGATTTATTCGCCTATCCAAGTGATCCTGAATTTCACTCATTAGGTGGTTTGGAATTAACCGATGCATATGTCGATGAAGCTGCGCAGGTAAGCAAACGTGCAATAGATATTTTGCAATCGCGCATACGTTATAAGCTTCGAGAATATAACCTGCCACCGAAGATGCTACTTACATGCAATCCGTCTAAAGGATGGCTTTATAATGATTTTTACGCACCATATAAAAGCGAAACACTACCTGAACATCTTGCTTTTATTCCATCATTAGCAACTGATAATGTGCATTTGCCTGATTCATACATCGAAACTTTGGAACGTTTGCCCGAAATAGACAGGCGAAGACTGTTGTATGGTGATTGGGAATACGATGAAAGTGTAGATAACCTATATCAGTATGACGATTTAGTGCGCTGCTTCCGGGAAGAAGAAGCAAAAGGGGAAAAGTACATCAGTGCCGACATCGCACGACTTGGAAAAGACCGTAGTGTCATTTGCGTGTGGCATGGATTGCACCTGATTGAAATACACGAACTACGAAAGCAACCAATCACAACGGTTGTATCTACCATTCGCCAGCTATGTGATAGGCATGGCATCAAACTTAGCAATGTGATCTGCGATGAAGATGGGGTTGGAGGGGGTGCGGTCGATGCGCTCCGTTGCAGGGGCTTCCTGAATGGTGGACGTGCGAAGCAATCCGATAAGTTCACCAACCAAAAGGCTGAATGCTATTTCAAGCTTGCGGAATTAATCGAGCAGAACAAAGTTATTTTCAAAGTCAATCAGTTCCGGGATGTTATCGTGCAAGAACTGGACATGATACGCAGGCGGCAACCTGAAGCCGATGGTAAACTTGCTGTGATAAGCAAAGAGGAAATTGCCCGCATGCATGGCAAGTCGCCTGACTATGCAGATGCCATAATGATGCGCATGTACTTCGAACTATTCCCAAATTACGGCAGCTATTCGTGGGCGTGACCCTCCCAAATTTTAACAATTTTTAACAGGGTGTATGTAACTATTTGCAGTACATTAGCGGCATCAATTAAAAACAATACACATGAAAACAGCATCTACTATTCTCCGCTACGTTGTAGCTATTATCGTAATCTTCGCACTACTTTCTTACTGCCAAGAACTCAACGATTGCCTTGCTAAGTATTAATCTAAAATCAATAACAACATGAACTCATTTCACAAAGACAATCTTGAAGCATTGCAAAAGTTTCAGCAAATGCTCAACGCATCACCCGACCAAGTCGGCATTGAAAAAACACCTGATGGTAAAGCGGTCACGCTTGTTATATCGCACGTAGAAACAACACTAGACGAAATGTTTTTCGGTCACTGGCGTACTGAGAATTTTAAATGGGAGCGTATGGCAAACGAGGTGGTAGGTTCACTTGACCTTGTAGTGATTCATCCAATAACCGGCTATGAGTTGCGCCGCACTGGAGCAGCATCCATTGTTATCATGGTTGACCGAGCACCACAGAACCTTGACAACATCGAACGCAATAGATGGGCATTAAACGCAGATAATAAAAAACCTAATGCCTTAGACCTCGCGTTCCCTAAACTTAAAACAGAGTGCCTTAAAAACGCTGCTATTTCATTTGGTAAGTTGTTAGGCCGTGACCTTAACCGCAAGAACGTGGATATGTACAAACCATTCAAGTTGAAGGGTACACTTAACGCATCGAATAAGGATTTGCAATACTTGCTTGAGTTAATCGAGAAAGCACAGAGCCTTGATGATTGTGACATCATTCTTCAGGCATGCCCGCAAGAATTCTATGCACAGATTGAGCCGCTAGTAAATGTTAAAAAAGAGCAACTAAGCGGATTGTTGTAGTATCTTAGCACCATCAATCAAGTTGTTCGGAATTTCCGAACTTGTCAAAAACAAAAACAAAACACAATGGAACAAACTTTATTCAGAGCATCGCAGCTTGGTAAGCTTATGACCGATGCACGCACAAAGACAGGACTAAGTGAAACCTGCAAGAGCGCACTACTTGAAATCTATGTGCAGAACAAGTACAAACGCTACAAAGAAATCAGCAACAAGTACATCGAGAAAGGATTGGCTGTTGAGAATGACGCTATCGATATGTGGCGCAGGGAGCGCAAGCAAATCGTATTCAAGAATGAACAGATGTTCACCAATGACTACATCAAAGGCACACCTGATTTGCTTATCAAAGATGGTGGCGTGGTGGTGAACGTGCCGGATATTAAAAGCAGTTGGGACATTCATACCTTTATAGATGCAAAGGCTAACGAGTTGAATAAAGACTACTATTGGCAAGGCCAAGCGTACATGTGGCTAACGGGCGCACCAACAGCAACGTTCTGCTTTGTGCTTGTGAATGCACCAAGTCAAATGATAGACACCGAAAAGTATCGCCTATCATTGCGCATGAATCTTATTGATCCACAAAGCAATCCTGAGTTTATTAAGAAGGCATCGCGCATAGAAAAGAATATGATTTACGATATGCCTACATACTTGAATGAAAACCCAAACGCTAATCTTGAAAGTGATTTGTCAAGTTGGGACTACGACATACCAGTGAGCGAACGCATCCACGAAAAGGTTGTGGAGTTTGATGCCGACGCAATCGCAAAGCTTCAGGAACGTGTGCCTATGTGGCGTGAATACCTTAATACCTTAGCACTATGAGTAAGGAAATTAAAATACTGATTTACTTAGTAGCAACTGCAGTACTTGCATATCTATGTGCTTTATTTATTACGTTAGAAATCGATATTACAAAATGGTCTAACCACGGTAGATTGAGTTTGCTAATGATATGGGGTGTATTCAATGTTGGCTTAATCATTCATTTAATGGTTTTTTATAACGAAGATGACAAATGACCACCGACCAACTCAAAGACCACGTGCGCAATTCAATGCAGCACTACTACAACAAAGAACAGGTTATCGAACTAATCAATAAGCTAAACAATGAAAGCAAAGGAAAAGGCATGGCAACTGTACTCGAACTATTTTGATATAGTCGAGGGTGAAACGCAGGAAGGTCAACTAGCACAGGTGCATTTTAAAGCAATCAACTGCGCGTTGTATTGCGTCGATGAAGCACTGGCTAACGCACCCGATGACATCGTTAATGACTTCGAAGGAACCGGTGAATACTACTCGGTTAAGGCGTACTACATGCACGTAAAAAACGAAATACTTAAACTCAATGCCCAAAAGAAAACTGCTACCGCTTGACGATCTACGCGAGGAACGTATCTTGTTGCTAAGCATGTACAGCAAGGCCGAAACAACCTATCTAAAAAACAACCTATTCCATAAAATTAAAGCGGTGAATAAAGACCTATTCACCATAACCAAAGACACAAGATATTTATGAGCCAAGAAAAAAAAGAAACAGCAATACGCAGACTGCATCTAACCTTAAAGCGTAAGTTCAAGGGTCAAGCCATACGCATGACATGGGCCGAAATGGAGATGCTATTGAACGCAGTTCAAACGATTGAAATGAATAACCTTATTAATTCCTACAACGAAGGCTACACAGATTGTAAAGCAGGACTACCAAACAAATCAGAAAATGAAAGCAACACTAACATTTGATTTACGCGAAGACCAGCACGCATTTGATTGCGCTGTGAATGGTAACAAATACCATGATACGCTATACGAAGTGCAACAGCATCTGCGTAGCCTTGAAAAATACCAAGACCTTACCGAAGAACAATACGAGATAGTAGGTAAGATACGCGAATGGTTGGCAAGTGAGTTACTCGATGCCGGTATAGCAGATAAGTTTTGACACGCTACTTAATCCTTAGCAGCGGGCGCATCATTGCTGCACCTTGCGATAGCCTTGCTTCCAAAGAAACCTACCCAGTGCTTCACCTTCAGCATCAACTTTCTCCTCGCTCCATTCGGGTTGAATGTGATGAAGATATTCATGGACAAGCACAATCAGGTAGCGCATCGGCGGCAACGTAGGGTCTATCTCAATTACGTTATCACAGTACAAACCATCAGCACGCTCCCTGCCCAACTTACGCTGTACGACTTTTGGATGTGGCTTACCTTTCATTGTGCTATATTTGCGACTTAGTGTAATGGTTCATTGCATTATTGTTTTTGTTATTGATTGATAGAACAAGGCTCCTAACGTGGAGCCTTTTTCTTATCTAATCTTACCATTTACAATTCTGTAATTGTTTACTTCAAACTCGCCTGTGTCCATTACACGTACATGCGCAAACCCGTGGTGGTGTTTGTTGATGGGCATGTAGTCAGGATGCAACTCACACAAACACGCCACACTCCAACACGTTGTTAGCTTGCCATTGATGTTAGGCTCGGTGTGTTCACTGGCTTGGTGATGATGCCCACACAGCGCACTATCTTTTGCACGCAAGAACAAACCGCGTGCAATGTTTACAGGGCTAAACACAGATGCGCCTAACTCATGCCCGTGTAAAATAGTCAACTTGCCCGCGTGAATGATTTGCTTATCGGGAATGAAAGTTATGTTGTGTTGATCTAAGTGCATGAGCGATTCAAAATTGAACTCATCCATACCCAACAAATCAGGTGCATTGCGCATTATATAATGGTCATAGCGCACATCATGGTTTCCGCACTTGTAATAGATAGCCGCGTTCGGGAATAGCTTGCGTAGTGTGGCAAGAAACTGCCTTGTCATTAGCACTTCATGTCCGAAGTTTCGTTTGCGCGGGTCTTTTTCAAATCTGCTGATAGCATAGAAGTCGATTATGTCACCATTAAGAAGAATAGTGTTGACCTCATTCTCCAGACCATACTTTAACGCAAGCGTCAATGCCTGTATGTTGTGATACGGCACGTGGATATCACCAATTAAAAGTATGTTGTTGTGGTTTATCGGTAGCTTGAACGGTTTATAGTTGGCCTCCTTCGATGGTGGCAGGTCTAGCGGGTTGCTCTGTTCAGGCATCAACTCATTAACGATGTTGCCAAAGTCACCAAGATGGTTTTCAAGCTTAGCCAAATTTCCATTTAGCTTAGGTGTTACAGGGACATCTAATTGCGCCTGCTGTCTTTTACGCCAACCGAAATACAACCGCTCAAATGAGCCGTATTTCATGTCAATCTTATGACGCTTCATAGCGGCACGAATGCGGTCTGCTATCGTACCCTCACCTGCGTGTATCTCTTTGTAGATTTCCGCATATTGTCCCTGCATGTAGTGCTATTTAGTGCCCCTGATAAACCCGGCTAACTCCGCAAGATTGGTGCTGATGGTTAGGTTTTGCGCAGCAATCACATCAATCTTCTTTTCGAGCTTGTCAATGGCTTTGTTTTGTTCGTCTTTCATAACGTTTAGCTTGGTGTTGAATTCGTCTTTGGTTTCTTTAATGGAATCGCCTAACATAGTAACCTCCCGTTTATGATATGATTCTACTTTACCCAGTGCGGTTGACACCTTTACTACATCGCGCTTCAATGCGTAGTACAATCCCGTGAGCGATACCGCCCCACCAATTATTGTTATGATATCCCTTGGCTGAATGTCCATGATTATAGTATTGCAAAATATATAGTAGAAAAAGCTAAGGCTGTGACACCTAAAGTCATAGCCGTGTTAGTAATTATTAACCGCCTGTTGCGTTTCTTTAGTTCTTTAATTTCATTGTCTTTCTCAGTGGCAATGGCCTTGTCAATGCTTTGCTTATTCTTGTAGATTTCGGCTAGCGTTTCATAACTATCCGCTTGAATACCTGTAATCTTTGCGTAGTATGTAACTTTTAACCGCTCCATTTGGTACAAGCTGTCGATTTCCTGTGCTGTGTTATACCAATACAACATGCTATTGTAGTTGAGACTGAAAAGTTGCTGATCGTAAGTTGTAAGTTCGGGTGTAAAATCCTGCTTTGAGTAGGCTGTCCGATTTTTTGAGCGTTGTGCGGAACTGATTGTTGGTAGCAGAAGGAGTAGCAGAAAGAATGTTGTAAGTTTCATTGCGGTAAATTTCATTGGTGATTTGTTGCTGTTGAATGATGGTGTCTTGATGCATGTTGAGTGAATCAATCTTAATGAATAGACTATCGGTCTTGGCGTTGTTGACTTCAATGATTTGGTATAGTGAATCATTTACTTCCTGTAATCTTTTTATAGCAGGATTTGTTACAGGTTTGTTGCATGTGCGCACCGTGAACACTATGGCTAGTGCAAGAATTGCAATACCCAGTCCTATTAAGAGCTTTGTCCTTTTTTCCATCGTGTAATGTGTAAGTTTTTAGATAGTGGGCGAATCTTGTAGTATACACCATCGCGTGTGCGGCTATCGCGCATGCCCTGTTCATTGGTGTTGCCTTCAATGGTGCGCACTGAATACTTGCCTACCTTGTCAACTATGCCCGTGTGCCCTATGCCCTTGTACCTTTTACCTTTAAAGCTGTTATAGCTTAACGTCATAACCAGTGCATCCTTGTCACTAAATGCTTGCACAAACTTTCCCTCGGTAAAGATTACATCCTTGCGATTGTAGGCCGTAGGTGACCAACCTGTGATAGTGTGCGGAATGCCACACTCGTTAAGCATAGCCATGACAAAAAAAGAACACCATGCATAGCCGGGCTTCCAACCTTCCTGCTTCATTAGCACAAGCAGAGCCTTGTCATTAAAGCCCATGTTGTTGCCGCCTTTCTCCTTTACACCAACAAATGACGAAGCCGTTACCCTTACGCAGTAACCGTCATCAGCATGTGTAAGATATACAGGTATGCAGCAAAGTAGAACGCATATAAGAGCAGGTATAACACAACCTTTTGCCATGTGGTTAGATAGGTGTTTATTTCATACTTAACTTCTTTGTTGTATATCTCCCGTTGCAATGCCCGAAAATTGAACCTGATGCCCAAAAAAACGACGAAGTTGGCAAAGACCATCACCATTGCAGCCAAGACAATATACTGGATGTATTCGGTGCTTATGAGTGCATCACCAAAGTAGGCAACCGACACCGTGCCCGATACAGCAAATAGCAAAAAGGCAAGTGGTATTGACCAAAAGCCATCAAACAATTGCAGCTTATAGCGCAATCCTTTTACATCAACCTTATTTGGTTGCGGGTTTGGCTGTTTCTTTGTTGCCATTGGCACGTAATTTTAGTGATAGTTCACGCTCATACTTGCGTAAACGCTCGGTGTAATCTTGCTTTAGTGTCTTCTTTTCACTCATGGTATTCTGTTAATGATATTTCGTGAGTAGGTAGGACGGAATGAAGTGGACGTGTTGCCCGTGCTGAACTGGTAGTTGAGCGTGTTGGTCACGTCTGTTCGTGGTGAACGGTCAGGCCATTGCGCTGTTGAGTATTCAGGAAACAAACTGCTGTTAGCACATAGGTAATCGACAAGCAAAGTAGTGTAATGCTGTGCGTTTTGCCTTGCACGATCTATCATGTCCTTCATGACCGCATCCGATACCGGCACGGTGTCTTCAGATTGGCGTTGCACTAATGTGCCATTGTCCATGCGATAGCAAAGGTTAGGTGTAACATCCACCATAACCCACCACAGGAGCATCTTTTGAATGTAATCGACAAGTAATACTTGATAGTTGCCCGATATTGTGTTAGCGGCTACATCGGCCTTAATCTTATTGAGCAAATCAGTTCCCAAAAAGGGAAGTAGCCATTTGTCCTGTGCTAAATAGATTGATGGGTATAAGAGGTTAGGGTCAACACTTCCGTTCACCGTGCTATACTTCTTGATATAGTTCTCTGAGATTAGTAATACTTCTGGCATAGTTGTAATTATTTATTTGCGAAACGTGGGTTATCAGGAAGGAAGCCTTCATAAGGCATATCGCGTGGCTCTTGTGCTACCTTAGGATTATTGCGCACCTTATAACCTGCTTTCTTTACTCGCGCATCCATTGCTTCGCGAATGTTTGGATTCGTTAAGTCCAAACCAAAACCTTTCGCACTGGCAAAGGTCATCTTCCGCCACACGTGGCCACATGCCCCGCCGCCCTTGTAGAGCCAAATGCTATATGTATCAGCCCCTCGCGGCCCCCATCCTTCATTAACTATTTGCTTGCCCATTTGCATGATATCTTCTTTGCGATATAGCTTATCGGCAGCAATCATCTTGCGACAAAACTCACGTGAATTCTCTTTAATATCTCCGCTGTATTTGTAACGGGTATAGAACTTCACATCGTCAATAGTTTTGTCTTGCGTAGAGCTTGCATTTGGTCGCGCAGTTCCTGTGCTAGTCTTAGCAAAGTTGTGTGCTTCTATGCTTTCGTTGTCTGCATCGTCCGTGTCATAGTCAACATCGTACTCATCAATCAACACCCAGTCTTCGTCTTGGTCTTCACCTAATGCAATCAACGCATCT